CTCACATTTTTGTACGTCTTCATCGCGAAGTTTCTTCTGTGGTTTTTTTTATTTATTCAATAAGTATAGCAGGTTGATCATAACACTCAGGACAATCTTCTTTCCTATCCCAACCCAATGCTTCAGCAATAGTGGGGAACTGGCAGCAGAAAATACAACGTGCAGACTCTGCAATGTCCATGTGCTCCTTCTGTGTGCCGTTTGCAGAGCGCAAATCGATATAATGGATCCATGACCTCACAGAGCCCGTCATGTATAGCCTGGTGGGTACAGCGAGGGGAAGCACAAACCGGGCACATTCCTTTGCAATATCATCATCAAGCATACTCTTATACAATTCCATTCCTTTTTTGAAATGATCTTGCATCAGGATCTGATACTTCTGAATAGTAAAAGGATCTACGTCATCGATACTATTCTGACGATTCTTTGTGTCTTGACGACGAAGTTCAGGAAGAGGAATCTCATTAGCAAGCATAGAAGAATCAGCATATCGTTGTGAAAATTCTTGATATGTGAAACTACGATGCCGGAGTATTTGGGCCGCTAGACCTCTAGTAGTTTCAATCTCAAGCGTCATAAATGCTTGCTCAAAGATACTCCAGTGATGATGCTTAATACAATACTTGAGAAGACCTGCAATCTTTTCATTGTCCTGATTCTTAGGATTACTCACACGGGCACAATAGGCCATGTGCTTTTCTGCATCAGGTGTAACAGAGATCAGTTTAACATCATTCATCTTTAATACTTTCTTCCTCTTGGTTTTCTTGTTTTTGCAATTTCTTATTCCACTTCTTACGAACTTTCTTAAGAAGTTTCCTTTCTTCTTTAATCATCTGATATGCATCTTCAGAAGATATTCTACCAGACATTTCCATAGCAGTAATAACTTCTACTCTAGTACCAAAGTGTGAGAGTGCTTTCTCAAAATCATTTAACTGTGAATACATTGAATAATACATCGTAGTTTTTAATCGGGATAACCATTATCTTCAACAAATACCTCTTAATTATAATTGACGTTATTTATTTTTGCAACCTCGCGCTCAACTTGGGATCTTGTAATCTCTCGATGCGGACCATGATATGTAGTTATTAATCGACGCTTCTCCATAGACTGTGTTCCCTCATAGTGAAAGTATTGTGCTGCTCCGAGTGATTGACCTGCATCACCTGGAATTGGATCAACAAAAAAGTTAATATCAGGAAACTCTTCACAAATTACTGTATTTGCACAGATATTCATTGCACATCCACCAGAAAAAACAATATTTTTTGTATCTGGTTTTAATTCGAGAACTTGTTTAACTCTCAATCTTAAAACATACTCCATTGCTTTCTGAATTCCCCATGCAAGATCTTCTCTATTACAATATCTAAGTTCAGGATGATTTGTTGTGTTTAAAAATTTATCACTATAAAACACGTTCATATTGGCCATTCCATTGTTCATAACAAGTCTTGGAAGATCTTTATTATATCCTCCATAAGCAGAGAGACCCATTGTTTTTCCTGAATTCTCAAAACCAAATCCTATATGGTGTGTAACCGCCTCATACATGACGCCAATATCATATGATGAATTAACATCTATCTTTTTAGAACCATTTAATATTTCAAAGAAATTATCTGGATGATGTTCACAAAGAACTTGAGGTGAAGGTGCAGGAATAAGAAAGTTTTTCCATAAGACATCAAATTTATTAGGATACTGAGCTTCGTAGATTGTTGTAGTTTCTATAAACTGAAGATCTGAATTAGTTTCAACTTCTTTTATACCAACTAGACCAATTAAATCATCGAGTCCAAAATCCGCACCTATAGCATCGATTACAATACAAACTGCTTTATCAAATCCCGATGCATAAAAACCAGAAGATGCATGATAGAGATGATGTTCTTGCGGTTCAATTGTTAATGAAATATTTTCTAATTTATACTTTTTTAAACCGACAGACATCTGTTCAAATTCTTCGTCTGTCCCATTAATAAAAATAATTTCATCTAGACCATATAGATCATGAAACTTTTTCACATGTTCATAAACATAATATAGAACTGAATCTTTCTTTCTCTTAGATAATCTTTCTTCTAAAATAGTTTCATAAATTTCTCCATCTTTTAGAATAGTAACTCCTGAATCATGTCCACTAGAAGAAAATACTGCTATGTTCATTAGTCAGGATATCCGTCATCATCTACAAATATCTCATCATAGTCTGTAATTTGTTCGTACTTAGTGTATGCAGATGGATCAGAGTAAACTTCTGACTTGAGCATCTCAACAATGTTTTCTAAAGCTGCAATGAGCTCCTTAAGCTTGGCTTGTTCCATTTCTTATCAACCTCCACAGAGTTATTATAGTCAAAAAAAGGGGAGGCGTCAAGCCTCCCCATATGTATATCAATTTAAAAGAATTCTACATATCTTCTTACACTCCTTTTGGTTTAAAGCATCGCACTCGACAAGACATTCATAATAATCTGCAATTTTCTGATTTTCAACTTCAAGTTCGTCTATTGTGTTTTCTAGATGCCTCCATTCGTCTAATTGGCTTCTTGATAGTAAGTTGTGCATTTGTTCACCCTCCTAAAAGTTAACTCATAATATGGGGTGGAGGTTTCATTACATGTGTTTGTTCCTAATTCTGTGTTATCTAGACATCTTAAGGTATCGTAGTATACATTTATTGCTTTTTTACATAAGTACAAAAAAAGAGAGGTTTCTCAACCTCTCTTCTTAAATTCCCAGTTTTGTACACCTCTGGATTTTAAATCAACCCATTTAGCATACGTTACTCCACGATACGTCAGAAGTCTAAAGACCCTATCAGGATCGTGAACCTCTGGTTCATATTCTGGAAGATCATAATATAATTTGATCTTCAGCATTTACTTCTCCCTCAACCTTTATGAAGGAGAAGGATCTCACCGTACAATAAAGACATTCCAGCAACACATCCCAAGCAAATTAGACCTGTGATTTGTAATGCTTCCATGATTGCCTCACTTAACGTAGGTGCGACCGCGATAGCAGAAAGTGCCGTGAGTCTCTTTGGACTCTACACAACGTGTATCATACTCAACACCACGATAAGAGGTGTGAGTAATCTGTGCATCATGAAGTGCAGCTGCTTTCTGAATCTGCTTTTTGATGATAGTAAGTGTGTTCATTTGATTTCTCCTGAAATACTAGGGGTGTTTAATCCCGTTCCTTCAGTCGTTTGCGTCCCAGTAATGACTACATTCTGGTGCTGATTCCTTTACGGTCTCAATTAATTCAAGTTTAATTGAATCATTTAGATTCTCTTGCGCCCTAATCCGAAGCATAACAGCATCGGCTTGAGTGCAATTAAGAGTCGTATTCAGAAGTAGTTCTAACATGGGATGAACGCTCCGTTCCGCGACTTACTTGCGTCCTAGATTAGCATACCGTCGCATTTACCTTCTACTTTCGTTCTAAGATAACCAATAAGATTATACTTAGAACGACGATCTAAGTTGTCGTCCATAAGGATTTCAACTCTTCTCTGTAGGAACCTTTCACACGACATGTGCCACCCGTAGGGGTTGCCGTCATCATGATGGGCTAAGGTAAACGCTAGAAGTAAACTAAGCATTTGGATGAACGTAGGTCTATTGTAGACCACATATGCTATATAGTCAACTACTTTAGTATAACGTGATACACTTTGTAAAACTTCACGCGAGGAAATTTTGCCGGGATTTTTTTCTCCCGATTTTGGATTTAATTATTCAAATCCGTTACTCTTTCCATTATCACCATACATTTGACCATGACCTTTCCTGGTCAAAAATGCGTCGAGCCCTGCTTGATAGTTAACACGGTCTTGAGCATAATGATCTTCTTCTCCTTCTTCTGGAGAGTCACTCAATCCTTCAGGATTCTTTTCATAGTAATCATCTAGTTCTTCGTGATATTCATCTAACAAATCTTCTACAATCGTTTTCTCTCCATCAATACGCTTCACTTCATGTAATGGAGAATTCATAAACCTTTTAATACGCTTATATTTCTTCATCAATTTATCAACTTCATCTTCGTTGATAATCTTTGTCTTAGATTTTTTGTGTGGTTTGTTTCCAAATCCGCTCATTTCTTTTTACCTCCCTTTGGTTGAATGCCCCACAACTTTGGGCTGATTCGTCCTTCAGTTTGAGTCATATTCTTAAAGTCAGCACGATAGTGATCCCAATAGTGATCAAAAATATCTGCCTGTTTGTTAGCCATAACAATATCATAACAAGTAATTGTATCTTGTAGATACTCTACCAAGTATGAATTGGTGGGAAGAGAACGATCCTCAGAAAGACTAGGATCGCACCCTTGATGAATCATTTTAATTTTCAACTACGACCTCCCCAGGTAATATCAGGATACGCATCAGTTACTAATGCTTTTGTAATTTTATACCGTTCACCAAGTCTCTTGTCTTTAATCAACGCAACAATTTCTGCTTCGCGTGGATGGAGACCTTCAAGAATGTTGATAAACATCAACTCCCGCTTGATGGCGTTTAGAGAGGGATTACCTCCCTGTACAAAATTATAGAACTTAGTGTACTCATTTGCAATAGAAGATTTCTGTGCTTTCAAATCTTCTTCAGTACCATTATATGAGATATTATCTCCTTTGGTTCTACTCGAAATCTTTTGTGATAGATTTCCTTGAGATGATCCATCTTCTACAAGATTACCATATGGAACTTCTCCTGCTGGGAGGAGAGAAACAACAGTATCATCAAAGTTCCAAATAAGAACTGTCTTGATATGCAATGATTCGTACTTTTGAAGTACTTCAATTTTTTTAGCCTTGGACCTTTGTTTATCTACAAGGTCCAAGACTTCAAACACAAATGGATTTGGGGGTAAATCAAGATTCACCTTCGTCTTCTTCTTCGTCGAACTCGTCATAACCGTTTTCAAATCGTACTGCTAAAATTTCATCAGGTAAAATATTACCATTTTCATCAAACATTTCGGGATGTGTATAAACAGGTTGGGTGTTTACAACATGCTCTTTCGCTAACCACCCAACTACACCTCCAACAAAGAAAAACATTATTGATACGAGTGTACTGATGGTGAGGGTTACTGCTAATAACATTGGTCTGCTCCCCGAGATTTACTTTTTCTTATGATCAAAATAGAATTCAAAGTGAAAGCCTATCTCTCGTCGAAAGAGAGATAAAACCTTACCGAAAATTACATGGAATTTTTTTGGTTCTGGTTCTTCCTCCCTTCCTTCTTGTCTTAACATCAATTCAAATCCTCGGTTAATACCGAGAGTTGAACTATTTAGATTTCTTTTTTCGTCTTCCTGGTCTTCGATCATAATGATACTGCTTAGCGTCGTCAATAATTTTTTGAAGATAGGTTTTGACTTTTCTTGCCTCTGGTTTTCCTAAAAACCCATACGCTTCTTTGAGAGCTTTATGTTCTCGATCTTGACCTCCTTTAAGATATTCAGTCAGATCGTCGAGGGTCCCTTCAATATGTTTTACTGTTGAACTTTCTAAAAATTGTTGAACTTCAGTTCTTTTACATTTTTTATGTTGTAAATAAGTATAAAAACTTTTGAGAGGGAATTTGTGACTGAAAGAATAGTCAACCGCTTTTTCTACGATGTCGTAGATTTCTTCATCCATTTGTGCTACCACTAGACTAGTTTGTTCTCCTTTAGATACTGTGCAGTTTCCATGCACCCACCGAGTTTTTTACCTTTCAGAACAACTTGGGGGAATGTAGATCCTACTCCAAACTCGTCATAAAAATCATCACGTTGAAAGTCTCGACCTAATTTGTAAACAACGTGTTTCTGTTCAGCTCTCTGCATCAACTGAGCAATTTTAGTGCAATAAGGACAACCATCCCGAGAGTAAATAATAAAAGTTCCCATCAGAGATTCTCCTCTTGCTCAGAAAGAATCAGACAATCAGACTCTGGGTAAGTAACACACAATAGTGCAAATCCTTCTTCCAGTTGATCGTCATCAAGGAATGTTTGATCACTATTATCAACATCTCCCTCAAGAACTTTACCACAGCAGGAAGAACAAGCACCTGCTCGGCAAGAATAAGGAAGATCGATACCCTGCTCTTCAGCAGCGTCAAGAATATACTGATCATCGTCACATTGAATCACAGTTTCTTCTCCATCAGGAGTTTGAATTGTAATGTTGTAAGTAGCCATGGTTGTTTCCGTTGCTGATTTATATATTAGTTTTTAATGTTTGCTGCGTCACGTTCAAAGATCTCCATACCTTTGTCGGTAAGGATGTGATCGTACATCTGCTCCAGAACACTGGGAGGCATCGTTGCGATCTCAGCACCATTGTACCATGAACGGATTGCACGTTGGACACTACGGATAGAAGCCGAGAGAACCTGAGTCTTGCAACCATGAATTCGGAAGAGTTCGGAGATAGATCGAACAACCTCCAGACCTGCTACAGATTGATCGTCAAGGCGTCCCACAAAGGGTGAGACATATGTTGCCCCTGCCTTCGCTGCAAGGACCGCCTGAGAGGCACAGAAGATCAATGTGACGTTCACCTTGATACCTTGTTCGGAGAGACGCTTACAGACGATCAGACCCTCGCGTGTGCAAGGAACTTTGATGGTAGCAACATCACCGAACTTTTCATAAAGACGAACTCCTTCATCATACATTTCAAGATCAGAACCCATGACTTCCATACTGATGTCTGGGACACCAATATCTTTGATCTCTTGATAAACGTCTTCAGGGTTACGACCACTCTTCATAATCAAAGTGGGGTTGGTAGTAACTCCGTCAACCAATCCTGTGCTGAAATATTTTGCAATCAGTTCAGTGTCCGCTGTGTCTAGAAAAATTTTCATGTTCTTTTAAATAATCTTTTTCTGATTTATACAAGAGTTTGTGATCTTTATCAAGATATATTTTAACACCCTGATAAAGATCTGGAATTAACCACTGATCAACTCGATAGCAATACTTCCAGTTAACTGGTTGAATGCAGTTCATTACTACAACAGACCAGAATGCTGTTAAGTAATTAATCAGCGTATACATTTTACTGTATGAACCCTTCTTTTTCAAGGTACTCTCTGGTCAAAGGTGTTGGTTCATAAACCTCCCACATCTTACCAGTAGCACAGGCTTCCAATGCTTTCATCGTCATACCTTCAGTCTTACCTGCCCAGGATGCTTCTGCTTCCCAAGGAACTGCATGGGGAGGATAAGTACGCTTTGCTAAGACACGCCAAACCATAGGAACTTCATCTTCGGGTTTGATGATAGCGATCAAAGAGTTCTCAATAGAACCCGCCATACAATCTTGAGCAGCATGCCATCCTTCATGACGCATCACACTCATGAGAATATGAGGGCGACCCATATGATTTTTATTCAAAAAGAAATTATTTCCTACAGTATGATATACACCACGATGCCCAATTGGAAAATACTTTTGATCTGCTAGAAACACGTTAACTCCGACCCGATTAAGAGCAACGAGCATCCTGTTGAATTCATTAGAAACAAAAGTAAACTCAGTAGTATTGGGATACTCACTAGAGATATCCAGAAGGCTAGAGACTTTTTTGACTCCATCGGTACATTCCCGCAAAAGCATACACCCCATAGCGTCATAACTGTTGTATCCCTTTGTAGGTTCCGCCATCACTGGACTTGCGAACAGCAATAACGGCAAAATATGTTTAAACATAAAAAAGAGGGTTGTTACACCCTCTAGTTATAACATATATTATCTACGAAGTCCACCTCTACGCATTGGGATTACCTCACCTGGTAAAAATGGAATCTCAGGCATTCTGGAACAGGGGCGTTTCTTAGTACAACGCTTTTTGGGAGTATGGATAGTTCCTGGATGACCACCAGGTGATACCCAACCTCTTCCCTTTGCTTCTCCAGAAGTGCTAATAGTTGATACTGCTACAGAAGCTAACAGCAGTGGAACAAATAGTTTAGTCATTTTGTTTTTATGTAAAGGACATAGTTACCCATCCCATCTTTTGAATGGGTAGGTACGTCCTTACACAAATTATATAGACATAAAAAAAGAGGTCTCAAGACCTCTTGTTTATTTTCTTTTTCTTCAGATAGAAAAGTTGAGGCCAAGTATCCTGAATAATCTCAGCCAATTTATATGGTGTTGTTGAACTGATCATAAGAATATATTACCTGCTACTAAGATCCCAAAACAAATAAGTGTAAATAAAAATAATCCAACACCAGTCAGATAGACCCACATAGGAATTGTTGATTCACCATTTGGTTCAGTCTGATGATGACTCATCGTATAAATTCTCCAGTTTTTCTCTAGTTAGGTCAACATACATTACTTCATCACCAGGTGCAGGTGCCTCGGGATGACGTGGTTTAGGTTTTGGTTTATCCATCTCCACATTAATGGATTGAATATTAGACCACATCATCGCAAAAGAAGCACCTGCAATAATACCAAAGCAAAGAAAGTAAAAGAAGATTTCAAAGTTGTTCATAGTTTAGTTTCCTTGATAAGATGGAATCATCATACCACCACCTTGATCATCATCGTCATCAGGATTTTGAGTGGCGAAATAAAAGATGATAAGTACAATGAATCCAATTAAGTAATCAAAGTGCATTTCCACGGGGAAGAACTTCTTCAGGGAAGATAAAGTTTTCGTGGGGTTGGTCTACAGAGGCCATCCAATTACGAAGACCTTCATTCAAGAGAATGTTTTTGGTGTAGAACGTCTCGAACTCCGGATCTTCCGCCGCACGTATCTCTTGAGATACGAAGTCGTAAGCACGAAGGTTAAGTGCAAGTCCAATGATACCAATAGAAGCAGTCCATAAGCCCATGACGGGAACAAAAAGCATGAAGAAATGAAGCCAACGCTTGTTACTAAAAGCGATACCAAAAATTTGGGACCAAAAGCGGTTCGCAGTAACCATTGAATAAGTCTCCTCTTCTTGCGTTGAATCAAACGCTTTGAACGTGTTTGCTTGTTCACCATCTTGATACAAAGTATTTTCTACTGTAACACCATGAATTGCTGAAAGCAATGCACCACCAAGGATACCTGCAACTCCCATCATGTGGAAGGGATTAAGCGTCCAATTGTGGAATCCCTGCAGGAATAACAAAAAGCGGAAGATCGCTGCAACACCAAATG